TGTTAAGGGTACGTTTAATCTTTTTGCCATTTGAACTTCTGCTGGCGACAACTTAACTTGTCTTTTTGAGCTAGTATTACCAGCTACTCTGCCTGCTGAAGCCACCTTTTGTTGAGGCTTCGACTTAGCAGAAGACTCTTCAAACTTGTGCGGAAATTCTTGTCGCAATCTTTTATCAACTTCATTGTAATACTCATCTGATGTAGCGTCATAACCTTCTTGGACTAGCTTTTGATCTATAGAAAAAGCAGCGAGAGTCATAATCTCATCTTCACCAAACCATGAGTTATTATCTACCCACTTTTCTTGTTTAGCATCAAGCTTTGGTGGAGCCTGGTATTGTGGAGCTGGTTGTTGAATATTTTGCTGTGGTTGTCCATTCATGTTTACAGGTGTTTCTTGAACCTGTTGTTGAATAGCCATTTTAGAAGTATTTACTTTGTTTTCTTCTACAGCTATCTTTGCTAAAACATCTTGTGCTTTAGCTACTTTTTCATAATCTTGAACTTCATGTGCAGACTTAAGTGCAGACATTGCTTGTTGTTTTTGTGATTTAAGCCTATTTTCAGCTTCCATTAAATAAGATCTATCTAAGTTAGAACTTTTTGCTTTTAAGTGTTCGTTTTCAACAGCAGTTCTTTTTGCATACTCATAAGCAGATTCTTGACCTCTTTCTGCCTCCCTTAACTTTCTTGTAAGATTGTTAATTCTTTTTTGTACGCTTTTAGAATAATCTTCTAATTCTTCTTCTTGTTTTGCTTCTGGTTCTTCAGAAACATTTTCTATTTTTTCTTCAGCCTCTTTGTCCACAGACTCCATAGGAATTTGTGTTTTAGGCTTTTCATCTTCTAGGGGCTCAAGTTCTACAACCTCACCCTCATCTATTATTTCTTCTTCTATTACCTTTGCATTTTCTTCAGACATATTTTCTCCTTATACTGCAAGAATATCATCAGGATCAAGTATGGTAGCTATCACCTCATCATCGTTAATGATTCTACATTCAGATTCATCACCGAGTTTGAAACGAGCACCAGCATATCTGCCTATTAATACCCATTGTTTTTCCTGACACCAAGGATGTGCAAACTTGCTTTCATCTTTGTAGCAGTCAGGACCCATTTTAACCACATAGCCAACCACAGTAGCTAAAGACTCTCTATCTACGGTTGATTGTACTAAGTGGATTCCACCTTCTGTTACTGCCTTACCTGCGTAAGGAAGTATTAACATACGCCAACCTGTTGGTTGTGGCATACGATCTAAAAAGGATTTTTCTAATAAGGTAGGGTCTAAAACCCTTGCTGATCCAGGAACATAGGCAACATTTTCTTCTGTTTCTTGTTCTTGGGTTTCTTTTTTTTCTTTTGCTTCTTTTTCTTTTAAATCTGCCTCAATGGACTTTGCGACATGATCAGGGACTTGTATCTTGCTCATCTTGATGTATTTTTCCTAGCAGTTCTCTAAAAATATTTTCTGCATCGGCTAGAGAACTGTAACGGCCACGCAGATATTCATACTGAGAGAAGTCTTTACATCCAGACAACATAGCGTCCTTAGTATCTTCCCTTCTAGCTTCAAGTTCTTTTAAAAACTTTTCAGCAAGCCAAACTGATGACATTAATAAATGCCGGAAAACTTGCCACCGAACTCGGCAGCACCCATACCTCTTGCTTTTCCTTTACCCATACCTGGTTGGGCTTTTGTATTAGCTGAAAAAGTACCAGCTTTAGTTTTAGTAGATGCACTACCTTTATTACTATAGCTGTTTTTATTCTTTAATACTTTGGGTGTTTTCTGTTGACTTATGTCTGTTCTTTTAATCATGTGTTTTATTATGTTGGTTAGATTTTATTTTTGCAAGTATTAATTTTTATTTTGTATATCCATCATTTTAAAACGAGCTTGTTGTTCTAGCCTTGCTCTTGCAGTTTCATCACGCAGATCCGCTATGTCTTCCATAGATTCTATTCTTTCTTTTTCTACATTGATTCTTCTTTGAGCTTCCATTGCTTTACGCTTTTCTTCTTGTAAGAATTGTTGTTGTTCCATAGATAACTCTTGACCTTTGAGTGCAAGTTCTTGTTTTCTAATAGAGACTAATGGATCTTCATCACTTGGATCTGAAACTTGTTGACTGTATTCAGTAATTAGCTGTGCCATTATTGGTGCTGAGAACTGTGCCAACATATCGCCAGCTTGCTCTGTCATTTGTTGTGCTTCTGCTGGATTTGCTTGCTGAGCTTGTTGTTGTAGCTGTTGGAACTGTTGCATTACCTCTGGTGGCATTTGTTGTTCAGCCAGACTATCAGCTTTCATTTGTAAATGTTGCATGATATGTGAATGGATTAAAGCTTGTACCTGTGCATTCATTTGAACCGGTGGTGTTTGGAGTACAGCCATGTGCGTTGCAATATGAGCATCATGGTTCTGTTGACCAAAGGCTTGAGCTTGTTGTCCTAGTAATAACTTGTTATTTTCAAAACCTGCTTCTAGTGGACTAGGATTTGTTGGTGGCGGAGGTGTTAGTATTTTTTCTATATTATCTACACCTATAGCTGAGTACATTCTTTTGTATGCCTCGTAAGTACCATTAGGTCCATGAACTTCTGGATTAGATTGAACTAATGCCATCATCTCTTGTGCCATAGCTATTCTTTGGGATTGACTAAATATATCAGGATTACTGATTGGGAATATATCTATTCTTTCATCAAAGTCTTGTAATTTAATTTGTGCATTACCACCTGCAATAGCGTAAGGATATTCAGGAGGTAGGTATTCTTTAAATACTTGAGCTAATAACTTAAATTCTTTTTTCTGTGAATTGTGTAATCTTTTGTGTATAGCTGATAGAACTTTAGTAGATCTTTCTAGTAGTGCAAGTGTAGTGCCTACAGGTGCATTAGGATTACCTTTACCTGTATTTATTTCAGCAATAGATGCAAACTTTTTACCACCATCTACTAGAATACCTAATAGGTTTAATAAAGTACCACTAGGTTCTTTAAAGGGTAACGGTTGGATAGATTCTCTCAATGATCCACCAGGAGCATCTACATCTCTAAACTCACCAGGTTGGATTGGGGTATCTTCATCTCTAATTCTTATACCACGAGTTTTAAAACCAGCAGGTAAATTAGCTAGGGTACCAGCATCAATAAGCTGTCTTAATATTGAAGTAGAGGCTTTGGATAAACCACCTATCATGTGTGTTAAACCAAACCCATAGAATCCTAAACCAGGAAGAAACTTAAAGTGTACAAAGTATTGTATTTTGTTTTTTAAAGGATCTTCTTCATTAAAGTTTCTACGAATAGATAGTATTTCTGTAGAGTTAGCATCAATAGTTACTATGTAAGGAAGCTTCACTCCTGTCATTTCACCAGACTCATCCATGTCCTCAAAGCCATCTAATTCTAAATTACAGTGCACTTCATAAAGAACTGATACTTCACCATCATCATAGCTAGGCTCCATGCCTGATAACTTTTCTATTTCTTCTTTTACATCAGATGATGTCGTAGCGTCATCGCCAAAGTCTATATCTACCTTACGGTAAAAACCAAGAGCTTGAAGTTTTCTTACTTCATTCTCTGGCATCTTAACTACATTAGTAATTCTAGGACAAGACTCTAAATCGGTTGTGTAGTAAGGCACAATTAAATCTTCAGGAGCTACAAACTTAGATACAGCTCTACCTAGAGTTTCATCGTAGTAAACCTTTTTAAACGCAGAACCTGCTAAAGGAAGATAGAACAACATTTGGTCTAGCTCCTCATCAAACTCCTCCATAACATGAGTAATCTGATAGTTCATAAAGTCTTTGACTCTTTGTGCTTGTTCTTCTACACCACTATCGTATGCACCTACAACTTGTGTTTTAACAGGTCCACCAGAGGGTAATAATTCTTTGTATGCTTGTGCTTGGAAGGTTGTGACTGCTTCACCTAATAATGGATGTATGACTCCAGAAGCACCTTCAAAAGGCTCGGATCTTTCATCGTCAAACTTCATGCCTAGGTATTTAAGACCATCGGTATAAGTTCTTTCCCAATCTTCACGAGAGGATTTGTCTTTTTCAATGCCATCTACAAGCTCATTAGCAATTCTACCTAAATCACTATTGTCTAAAGACTCAGCTAGGTTTTCATTAAACCCAGTATCCATAGGAGCACCTTGCATACTTGATTCAAGTATTGCACTGCCGTCATCCTGCATAACAAAGTCTTCCATACCAGCTTCTTCAATCGCAGCTAGTGCTACTTCCATTCCCTCATCACCAAGAGACATTTGATTTTCTTCGTTGAGAACTGTTGGATTAATATCTTTTTCTATTGCCATTAGTAATATACCCTTCTAACTGGTGCTTTTTCTTGATCTGAGTAATCATCGTCAAGAGAAACTAAACCGCCCTCTCTAAATCTCATTAGGGCTTGGGTCATAGTATCACACAAATCGTCATTTTTACCAAAAGGAAAAGCTGCACACTCTTCTATCATTTCTTCTGCAAATTTCTTTTCAGGTGCATAGACTAACTCTGATTCAAATATAGGAGCAACCGAGTGCATTCTTGTTGATTTATCGTGTCCTCTAGTTGGAGAGTAGTTGACAACAGGTATGCCTAGCCTTCTAAGTTCGTGTGTAAGTGGCGTACCAGAAGCTTTAGCTTCAATCAATGTCATATCGGGCTCCCAGTATTTATATTCGTTATAAGCTATGCGTTTAAGCTCTGGGAAGTCCCAGCGACCCTTTTGAGCATCAAGCAGAATAATACAATCGGGTGAATCAGGCGTAGGTCTAAAAATACCCCAAGTGGATATAGCTGAGTAGTCAGCGTTTTCTTTTTTAGAAAAAGCAGTATCGTAGCTTTGTATAATATAACTTACAGGTGGCAGTGAGTCGCCTTCCCATATATTCCACCATTCACGTTTTACAATAGAGCCTTCTTCTGAGGTTGGAGTCTGCATCCACTGTGCATTCCATTTTTGTACTGGCAGTGATGCTTTGACCTTTTCTAGCTCAGATATTTCCCAGAACTCAGGCCATAAGGCATTGTTAGTATCCGGGAAGATAGCAGGGAACTCTACTATTTCCCATTGGTCAGCAGCAGATTCTTTTTGTGCGTCTAATAGCTTCGCAGTTAGATCTATAGAACTCCACCTAGTCATAACCAATATGATAGCTCCTCCTGGTTGTAAACGCTGTCTAGGTCCAGAGGTATACCATTCCCAACAGGATTCCAAAGCACTAGGACTAAGAGCATCTTGTTCTGAATGTGGATCATCAATTATCAATAGATCCGCACCACGACCTGTAATAGCACCTCCGACACCAGCAGCGAAGTATTCACCACCTTTATCAGTCTCCCAACGACCAGCAGACTTAGAATCAGCTTTGAGCTCTACCTCATCAAATATCCTTTTATATTCGTCAGTATCCATCATGTTTCTAACCTTACGACCAAATCGCACAGCAAGTTCGCCTGTGTGAGTCGTCTGCATGATTTTACGCTTGGGTTGCTTGCCCATGATCCAAGCAGGGAAATAGGTAGAACAGAACTCAGACTTGGTATGTCTAGGCGGCATATTTACAATGAGTCGGTTAATCTTACCGTTGGCTACATCTTCTAGCTTTTGAGCAAAGATCTTATGGTGTCTACCACAAATAAACTCAGGCCACATATATTCAACGTACTTCAGAAAACTATCTTGGCATTGCTTTTGATTCTTTAATAACTCAAGGCGTTCTTTAAGAACTAAGGTTTCTTTTATTTCATGATCGGATAAATGGGCTAGGTTCATAGATCAGCTAACATCCTGTCTATTTCTACAGGTCCACCAAGTTTAAATGCGTCTATGCCTTGTTCTTCAATAGCTTTTCTAAGCTCATCAGTAAATTTAAGATAAGTACCATCATATTCAGTGTCAGTGCCACTTACTTTAGAAATCATGCCTTTTTGATTGGCTCTATTAGGAATAAGCTCATCAAGTATCTTTTGTATTTCTTTTTCGCCACTTGAATATTGTTGAACAATTCTTGTTGGACTACCTTCGGTTTGTGCCTGTTTAGGACCTATGTGTATGCCATCTCTACCAGATTTAGCAGCTTGGAGCACTCTAGCCCTTACAGGTAGCTTCATGTACTTAGAACTACCGCCATCAAAGTATGGATCTATCTTCATACCAAAGTCTTTTGCATTTACACTAATAGCTTTTTTAAGAGCCTTAACACCACCTGCTAACTCCATCATGGTAGTGCCTTCACTAGCAATATCATCAAAGTAAGCTTTAGCAAGATCGGTTGGGTTGTTAGGAACATCAATGTATGTTTGTTTACCGTTCTTCATGGTATAAAAAATATCTTCAGTAGTTTTATCCAATGATTCTGAAAAAGGTTT